AAAGAGTTTTGTTCGTTACCCCCTTAATGGCCAAGAGTTTCTTGTCTATTTGAGCTACAAAGGTCAACTCAAAGCCTATTCCAAACAGTATTTTGACCCGAATTGTCGTCGGGAACGCATCATGTTTACCATTCCGAATCATGCGCCGTTTATGACCACAATTGGAAAGTTGAATTTTTTCCGTTGGGCGCTGGAGTCGAACATTTTGGAGTATATGGAAGCCCATGAGGAGGAGATCCGCACGGGATACAATACATATCTGAAGGAGACGATTCAGATTCAAAAACACAATAAGACCCTATCTTCAACGGCATCGTCTGATGTATCGACCGATTCGATCACGGATGCGCCACCTGTTAAAATGACGGGGACAAGAACGACACGCCGTCGTACCAAGCAGTCACCGTCTTCGTTGAACAAATTGCAGGTCTATACAACACCAGTTGAACTAGATTTTTCATAGATTCTCAAATCGTAATTTATCAACGGTTGTCCGAAAGCAGACGATACGATATAGTAGTATTCCTAATAAAAATAATATCACCAGGATTGTGATAGGTATGAAATATTATTTAACATCGACGATAGTAATATTTGCAATGCGATAGGAATGTGTACCTTCGCCAACCTTACCAAATATAGGTGCATAACATTTACTAACAAATTATGTATACTTATTTTGAAGAGGCGGGTTGATTCCGATAAAACAGTCGAATATCGTCCATCTTGGGTCGTAACTCCTCTGCTGCATGTGCTTGTTGTTTCATCACGGTTACATCAAGCCATCGACTATCAAAATTTCGTTCCAATAATTTACCTGATTCTTTCGTATATTCGGTTTGTTTGTCTTCATATACGCTTGCTCTTAACTCTCGTGTCATATTTCGAGAGTCAGACGTTGTATCATATTTATCAAAGTATGAATTTTCAACGCCTCGATTTCCTTCTACGTCATATCGAGGTTGTGCGCGATAACTTCGATCACTCGTTCGACTTGTATTGGGCATCATATCATAAAACGGTGCTTGTCGATTCATATCCGGACGATCATATTCCATATGTTTTCCATCTGTTTGCCAATGCTCGAACTGACGTGAATTAATGCTATCTTTTGTATCGTATTCGCGCCGTGTTCGTCCAACAAATTGCGGCATCGGAAAGGCCTGTACCGCAGATCGAGTACGAGAATCAGGATAAACCGGTTGCGCCATTTAAAGTACCTAATTACTACATATCATAAAGATGATTATTATTCCTTTTATTCACAGGGTCAAACAAATTGCACAAATGCAGATTTCCATTTTCCAACTGCTAACAGTTGGTGGAACGATGCCCTGGAAAGAGGACGATCATCTGGATATCGAACAAGACATCTTAGAACCTAATGGAATTTATTTAAAAGGCAAGCCCATTCGACTGAATCATACCTATCTATGCCCCGTTGATACGGATAAAACCAATCTAACTGATTTTTATCAATGGAATGAGATCTCGTCAGACGATCATGACACATTTTGCTGGAGGACTTTTTATATTGCAGGCGAGTCGTCCGATTATCGCGGGTGGCTACCGATACCCAGTAAAGAGGGGTTTGGACCACATCGATATACAGAATTATTTGATAAGATACATGAACATTCCAAGCAGGTCATCTAAACGCGGTGCGCGTCTATATATTAGATATGGATCGACATAAAACTCATAAACATGTTGTTTCAGAAGCCGATGATGCTCCGACAGCGGGGGATCGTTTTAAAGATTTATTAGACAGCAGTGCAGAAGAGGCATTTAAGCGCCCCTGGCACCGAATTGAGCGAGGATTGCGATTGAATCGTCTTCGTATTTTTATTGAAGATGTGTCCTCTCAATTTAATATGACGGACGATGAGAAAAAAGCTCTGTTTGTGTTTCTTCAAAAGTCACATGATAAGAAGCTGTTGAATACGATTAAGGTTGTTCAATATAGTCCAGAAACGCAGCGTATCACGGCGATTAAGGGGTTTGAAATCAAGCGAAACGCAGAAGGAGTCCTAAAATGGGCATTTAAACAGAAACCCGAGGGAACAAGAAAGAGAAAGAAAGAAGATTCTCCATCGGTTTCCACAGAAACTGTAAAAATTGAGGAAACAACGTCATCATGAATGACAGCATCAATAGTAGAATGCAGTTCCAAAACAAGCTAAAGGATTTGATAGACTTATTTGAAAATTGGCTATCTAATCCTGAAGATGAAACACAACTGGAACAATGGAGAGAAATGGCAGAAACGATTGTGGATTCATTTGATTATACGGATTATGAACAAGAGCATATCGAACGAATATTGGACCGATATGAAGAGCAACATAAAAAGAGAATTGAATATCACAGAACACAGAATGGTTCGACAGCGCCGTCACAGGAATATCTAGACGGATTACTACAGAGAAAACAACTGGAACAACGTACACCCGAATGGTATCAACAAATGGCTACGATCATTTCAGCCAGTGAATTGGGAAGTCTCTTTGCTTCTCCTCGACAACGTGCAAAACTGGTTCTTTCTAAAACAGTTCCGTACCCGACACGATATCAGCCACTCGCGGTTTCATCGGATCGTATGTCGGCATTTGATTGGGGCATTCGATTTGAACCCGTTGTCAAACAAATTTATGAATATCGGTATTGTGCTATTATTAAAGAGTTGGGTCGAATGAATCACCCGACCAATACTCGGTGTACAGCATCGCCCGATGGTCTGATTTATTCCTGCCCACAACGAAAGGGACGGCTTATTGAAATCAAGTGTCCGGTTACGCGAGAGATTGATGGAACCATACCTAAAGATTATTATGCTCAAATGCAAATGCAGCTCCATGTAACGGGTCTTTCCCTATGTGATTATGTGGAGGCAGTCTTCTCATCAGCCTATAATCAAATGTCAATGAAAGAAGGACCTGCCTTGTATGATGGTCGGATTGCACTTGTTCGATATGAAGAACCCAAAAATGGTCAAGACTTCTATTACGTTTATAGCCCACTTCAGTGTGAATCGACGTGGAAACCGGTTCTGAAAGAGGAAGAAGAATTAATCGAGATCACGCCATGGAGATTGTATCAATGGAGTGAACAATTGGTAAAACGAAATGAAGAGTGGTGGACGGGGCTTCAACCGGTGATTCAGCAATTCTGGGACGATGTAGAGAAGGCCAAACGAGGCGAATTTACGGTACCCGACTCAACACGTCCTGCTAGGGCTTCAAAGAAAGACAGCTGTATGATCCAGTTTCATAAATTAGACGAATCGGGGAAGCTCATGGAAGAATCCACACCGTAGTTCTCGTTTAACTTTATTTTTACTGAGAAGGGGTTTTATAGAAATTCATGGTGAGTTCTTGATTCCAGCCCGAGCAGCTATCCGGATAATTACGCTTATAATTGTTGGTAGTCTGGCGATAATTTCCCGTCTTTGCCACGGATTGTTCAAAATCCGCGGCGTAGCACGTACGACTATTGATCTTAGAGAGAGACTCAATATCGCTGGGTGGTGGCATTTCATCATGTAACAGATGATATGGTTGCTCATTGTATACTTCCGCAGGTCCAGGGCCATTAGGCGGGTATTCCATAATCGGCGATTCGGAACCAAGATCCGTCAAGGGGGCAGGATTCTGAAAAGCCTCCCAGTATGAATAAGCAGGATATCCAAACAGTTTGGCATTAGGTCGTTCCCACCATTTATCCTGCGAAGCCCGAGCATAGGGTGCAATATAATTGATAAACGCGTCTTTTTTCATGGTAAGAACCACAATTGCCAAAAATAGCATCGTTACGACTACGGTGTGAACAGTCATTTGACTCTACTTGCGCGATGGTTTTAAAAAATTGATGGCGATGGTTCACTCTGTGTGGATCAACCATCATTTCCGGAATCATGTCCATGATTAGTATGAATGTCATCAAGCGCAATGGCCAATTGGAGCCTGTTTCCTTTGACAAAGTTCTCACTCGAATCCAATCGTCGTCACACGGTTTGGAAGTGAATCCGACGCTCATCGCACAGCGCACGTTACTTCGGATTTATGATGGGGTCAAGACTTCAGAACTCGATGAACTTGCTTCTCAACTGGCCATTTCGCTTATGACAACCAATCTCGATTATGGAACCTTGGCGGCACGAATTGCCATTTCCAATCATCATAAAAATACATCGGACAAATTCACCGATGTTGTTGCGGAACTCTCGCAGCAAACAGTGAATAAGACAAGTGAGATGATTAGTAATGTGTCTCAGGAACTCATCGATCTTTGTCATAAATATGGTGACCAGATTAATGCAAAAATAGATTATGAGCGTGATTACTTATTTGATTATTTCGGATTCAAAACCCTAGAAAAACTTCAGTATTTGCTACGAAACACAAAGGGCAAGACGTTGGAACGCCCTCAGCATTTGATTATGCGTGTTTCACTCGCGCTATGGGGTTCCGTCAGTTTGGATCAAGCATTTGAAACCTATGATTTGCTGAGTCAGAAATTGTTCATTCATGCGACGCCGACGAACTTTAATGCAGGTACACCGCGCCAACAGCTGAGCAGCTGCTTTCTCCTCGCGATGAAAAGTGACTCGATTGTTGGAATCTATGATACATTGAAAGATTGTGCGTCCATCAGTAAACATGCAGGGGGTATTGGACTTCACATTCATAATATTCGTGCAAAGGGATCATTGATTCGAGGCACGAATGGCACCTCAAATGGAATTGTACCCATGTTGCGCAACTTTAATGATACAGCACGGTACGTTGACCAATGCTTTACTCCTGATACACTTATTTATACAGAGAATGGTCCAAAATTAATTGAAGATGTAAGCATTTCAGATAAAGTGCTTACGAGTGAGGGTATGTATCATAAAGTAAAAATGCCAATTCGTCACGAATATTGTGGAAAAATGCTAGAAATTCAAGTAAAAAATGCAATTTATCCAATTCGTGTAACACCTGAACATCAGATTCTTGCTTTACAAAATCAAGCAAAAGGTCTTAACTTTGATGTCATTCGTAATCGTCTTGAAAAAACATACGCAAAGGCAGAGTTTGTAGATGCAAAAGAACTACAAACTGGAGATTTTGTAGTCTTTCCTATTCCGACATATACAGCCGATATTGAAGAAATCACAGAAGAGGATTGCCGGTTTTATGGAATCATGCTTGGCGATGGTCATATTTCCTATGCAGCATCTGGTGTAACATTGAATGAAAAATCTAAAATTAAAACATTTGAATTTGTAAAACAATATCTATCAGAACGAGGTATTACATATAACGTATACAGAGATGATGGATCGGTTGATATTAAATGGTCAACTGCGACTCCTCGATTTAAATTGACTCGGTCACAATTATATGATGCAGATGGTCAAAAGAAGTGGGATACACCTATGCTTCATCTTTCATTGAATAAAATACAACAAATTATTCGTGGAATTATCGAAACAGATGGGTGTGTTGGTGAAAAAGAGATTACAATTGAACTTTCCTCACTTGGCTTGATCGAATCTATTCGATATGCTCTCTTGCGAATGGGAGCACTCAGTTCAGGATATACCCGAAATCGAGTTGGTGAAGTATCAACATATAAAAATATTACGACTAGACTTCCTACAAATGTTATTCGAGTTCCTCGAATTAAAGAAATTATGGATATGTTTCCTAATGCACCCGATGGAGAATTCTTTAGTTACCTAAAATACAATAATTATCTCTATTCTCGAATTCAGGATATTACTGAAGTAAATTATGAAGGAGTAGTTCATGACTTTGAAATAGATGGCCCACATGATTATACGGTTGCTCATCTTGGTATTGCTCATAATGGTGGCGGCAAACGAAACGGCTCTTTCGCAATCTACTTGGAGCCGTGGCATGCGGACGTCGAGGACTTCTTGAAGCTGAAACTTAATACGGGCTCGGAAGAAGAACGATGCCGTGATTTGTTCTATGCTCTATGGCTTCCCGATCTGTTTATGGAACGTGTCGAGAAGAATGAGCCTTGGACCTTGTTCTGCCCTTCAGAAGCACCTGGCCTAGCTGACGTGTACGGTGATGAATTCAAGGCATTGTATGAGAAGTATGAGCAAGAGGGTCGTGGCCGAAAACAGATTGACGCTCAGAAGCTATGGTTTAAGGTTTTGGATTCTCAGATTGAAACGGGTACACCCTATTTGCTCTACAAGGACGCCTCTAATCAAAAGTCAAATCAAAAGAATCTTGGTACCATCAAAAGCTCAAATCTCTGTACGGAGATCATAGAATACAGTAACGAAGAAGAAACGGCTGTCTGTAACCTCGCTTCGCTCGCCCTTCCGAGCTATGTCGAAAACAAAACCTTCAATTATGACAAACTCCGACAAGTCGTAAAGGTTGCTATTAAAAATCTGAATCGTGTGATT